CATAAAGACTAACTACAGCGTCAAAAGATTCATCATCCAATGCCTCAAACGAAGCAAGATTAGTTTCCACTTCACTGGATTCCATACCAGCTTCGACAAGTGCGGCTTTTCGCTTATTGTCCTTTTCGCGTTTCTTGACTTCGTCAAGTTCAGTTGTGCTAGCAGTCAGTTCTGTCTTAGATGCTTCAAGAGAAGCAGTGAGTTCGCTCACTTCAGTTTCAGACGTGCTAACCTTTTCTTCCAAACCAGCGATAATCTCTTCTTTTTCCTTAACGGAAGCTTCAAGAGTTTCAATGTCAGAAGATAATGCTTCAACCTTAGCGGCCTCTGCTTTCAATCCTTCGATTGTCTCATTAGCTTGAGTAAGTTCAGATTTGATTTCACTAATTTGTTCTTCCAATACTTTGGAATCGGACATTTTTAAGTCTCCTATAAAACTAGGTGCATCAACACTAAAAGCTATACTTTTAGAATTTAAAATTATACTTCTTGGGTTAGCTGGATTTGACACCAGACCCTTTCCTGAAAATGAAATATCACGGAGGGCACGCCCTATTTTGTACCCTTCGTATTCTCCAGTGCCTCCATAGGCTCTCAAATGTTTAGTAAGAAATGCTGATTCGCTGTCTCTTGCTACTACATGTTGGTTACCCATGTCATCCATAACAGAATAATCAAAACCAGCGAAAGAACATTCCATGGAAACAAACCATTTGCCTTCTTTAATCTCAGCAATGATATTGTCCATCCTTATTTTGTTTTCTGTATCTGTCCAGCTATTATACAGCACAGCTTTGGTTATAATATCAAAACTGCTTGGAGGCTCCATTATGTCAGCAGAGATAGTAGTACCTTCACTGTCAATGACGTGACTACTTATAATATGTCCGATGATATCATTTTCATCGTGCATAAAATTAAATTGTTTGTCTACTGGAGTGTCTCTCGCTGCCCATGTGGAATCAGCCATAAAGACATCGTCATTACCATTCCAATTCGTTGACACTAAAACCGACTCAAGATAATAGAGATCAGTATTTTTATCCACAGAATCTGAAGAAGCTATAATAGCAGCCAAAGAAAGATCTGTATCTCCTTTTTCAACAAGGAGAGCAGGACTGCAGTATGCAATCGATGCTTGGCTACTAACTGAATCAGAAATTCCGTCTTCTATTTCTCTATCGAAAATTTGTATTTTTTTCATAGTTATTACCTCTATAGAAAGTATACACGAAAAACTGTTTTTATTTAGAAATACCTCCCTTTAACCCAAAACATACTCTACGTATAGAGCGATAACTGCCTTTTTATGCTCATCTGAATTCATACTCTTTATATTTACAGCATTAGTTTTCAGCATATTATCGAAGTCTTTAGGAATGATTCGTTCAGAACCAAGTGCTATATTTATAGACTGATCAGTAACCTCCGACATAACCTCTATATTAGTAAATGTATGTAGTTTTATAGGTTCTAATCCTACAATGTCTGATTTTGTTAAATATCTTGCGTCCTTTTTACCCTTCACGCCTAAGTGTGCAGAATTGATAAGGTTGGACACTCTGTCGAAAGTATTATTAGCCCAGATAAACAGATCAGCTACTCCAGGTTTAGTTTTAGGTTTGTCACGACGAGGCTTCCTTTTTATTTCGTCCTTTTTAAATTGAGGACGGCCATTCTTCTTGTCATCTTCCATCTCATCTTCTTTAGGTGGATGGTACGGCCCTACTTTGTCTGGAGTACGATGATTTTCTGGATCTCTGACCTTGACTTCCCGCTTGAGACGCATTTTCTCGACAGCAGGAATCTCCTTAAATCTCTCCAAAATAGTCTCATGACTAATGATATCTCTGTCAGCAAGTTCTAACAGTAGCTTTTTCTCTGATGCCTCGTCTGTTAGACTCATCTGATCAAAAGTGATATGAGCTGATTTTCTAAAACCCATAGACCTTCGAACGATATCGAATTCCTTCTCCCAGAACTTAATCAATTGATCTCTACCATACTGTAGACGTTCAACAAGTGTCTTTAGGGAAATGAAATTATTAGTAAATCCACCAGACTGACCAGCAATTCCTGTAAGAGTAGGAGGAACTCCGAGACCTGCATAAATAGAGTTTAGTACAGACACATACTTTTCAGAGCCAAGAAATTTATACACTTGACTATTTGATTCTGTGTATTGTAACTCTGGTCCCCAGATAAGTTCCATAGTGCCCCCACCAGTATCTGCCGCTAAAACATTTTTAAGCTTGTCAACACCAGCTTTAGTTGGAAGAATCTTATGTTCAAGGTTTCCCAGTGTCCAAAGTCTGATATTAGATATAGCACCATCCAACGCTGAGAGATCTGCCAATCGCATCTTTTCCAGCATGATAATGTCGTCAAGAATAGCATACACAAGAGGATTCGCCCATTGCTGCCAATCATCCTTCTTGTAATAATAAACCGATAGCTTATTGTCATCTAATGGTATTCTCTTATCTTTTCGTTTTATAGCTTGTTTTATGTTTGGAGGTAAAGTATTATATGTAACCGTCGAGGACATATCTTTACTGAAATTATCCAAAAAGGCCGGTGTCTCTATTTCATAAGAAGTCCTTCCCATCATCATATTGATGTCTCCGTCCTTAACTTCAATATCTATAGGGTTGAGAAAATTATACCTCCAAGGTAATATACCCTTTTTAGTATTAGGGGCTCTCACAGTTATATCATTAGCCATACTCTTAATATGCTTAACTATTTTAGGAGTGACTTTGGCATCGCTTTTGTAGATAAATACCTGACCGGTCCTGTACAAATTGTTCAAGAATCGCTCAGACCTTTCTTTACCGTCAACCTTCTTAAACCAAGCTTGGAAAAATTTCTCTATACTAGGATTCTCGTGAACCACATCAATGCCTTGGCTACCAAAATCTCCCATTAAGTCAATGATATTTCTAATGATACCAACTTTATCGTATGCCTGCATACACATACTAATTGCTTTTTTCTTTTCCGTTGGTACTTGCTCGTGCGACCTAAAGGCATAATAATCGCTATGATTAAATCCAGGACGCACAGACTTATTTGTTTCAATATCAAGAAAATTTCTATGGCCTCCTTTTGTTTGTTCAAGGAAACTTCTACGATTACCTTTGGGTACAGCGTGATAACTATCCATTGCTTCTGAAAATTCCGCCATAGCATTTTCTTTACTAGCACTATCATTTTCATTCCAAGTTACCACAGATTGTATTTTATCTTGATCGCTCATTTGAATTCCTTAGCTATGAATAATATTGTTTTTCAATCAATTAAATTGGAATTATATTGTCTGTAGTATTATACACAAAAACCTAATATACATCCTTCATACCCTCTGTGAACCAACTTGGACCAGTAAACATCTCACCTGTAGGCTTGGCATCCGTAAATGCAGCAAAGCCTCCGTAGAATGCATAATCTGGAGCGTCAGGTGTTCTATCTATCTTTCGTGCTGCCATATTAGCCATAATTAAGGAAGAATAACGGTCCTTACGAATTTTACTTTTCTTTCCCGCAGCTACAATAATTTCTGGCGTATCCCATCTAGCACGACCAGCTTGAGTTTCTGTCATCTGGATCATAGCTAATTCATCTTTAAGCTCTTCTATTTCTACAACGCATTCTTCCAAAGTGTCATACTGTCTACCTTTTAGCTCGTCTTCTACATTAGACAATCCGACACTAATAGCATCGTAACGTGGGAAAAGCACAACTTTATCTTCGAAGTCTTTCCTTAAACCATGATTAGCTTCTTCCAACCATTCGTACCTAGCAAACTGACACATCTCAAGAATATGCAATCCACGTTCACCGTCAGTATCCTTCTCTTTGTCAGGATCTATTATCGGCCAAATTGCAACCTCGCCATCTCTAATCTTATCTTTATCATGAAGAGATTCCATAACTGCAATACCGCCACCTTGAGCATCCATAGCGACATGCACACACGGAAACAATCTCATTAAATCGCGTATTTTCCTTGCACAATAAGAATAGAAATCGTTATCAGAAACAAATCCCCTTTTGACTTTTTCTTTGTGGTCTGCACGAGTTGTGGTCCAACAATGAACAATCCTACGATGATCACCATTTAGTTCGATAACAACGATACTAAAATTGTCAACTTCGCTCGCCGGGTCAACACCGAATACATATTTCTTATCTGAGTCACCTATTAGCTTTGCTTCAAATATAATATCCTGACCAGCACTATTCTTTATAGGCTCAAGATCAGAACTGACACATGATTCTATAAGAGTACGCTTAAAGAAGCCGTGAGAGTCTCTAGTAAAGCACGCACCATACTCCATCATATAAATGCCCGCATGTACCGTAGCTTTTGATCGAGCAACGTGAGCGGCATCCATGAAGCCCTCTGGAAGCAATTCGAATGGAATGCGTATAATAGAATATTGAGTCCAGTCGAATTCTTTCGGTGGATCTTCTCCACCAAATAATTCTCTTATCTTGGCTTTATTGCCACGACTGGATATTATACCCTTCCACTTTTTCCAATAAGTCGCAAAATGATTAAAATCATAATAAGCGGTTCCAGAAAGTACAATCTGATTATCCTTACTGTCTAAATGCTCATCATCGTTATCTAATTTAATACCTAACTCTTTAGCTTTTTTTCTTGCCGCTATCCGTTGCACATTACCAATCGGTTCAGCCTTAACAACACCGAAACCAGCCACAACCGTTTCAAAGATATCACGAGGAATCGATGCAAATTCGTCAGCAAGGATATCGTTTGCTCTTTGACCACGGATCTTCTGACCATCACCAAGTGGTAAACAAGTTACTCTACTGTCATTGAGACGCATAACGCATCGGTCTGTTTCTCTTCTGGGACCGCTATTGGAATCACAAATACTCCGCAAGATTGGAGAATTATACCATATAGTCTCCATATACTCAAAGAGAACTTTAGACTGTCTAAATGCAGCACCGACCACAACAACCTTACGATTTGGTAATAATATACATCTTAAAATTGCATACAAAGATAAGATAAAAGACTTGCCAAATCCTCGTGAAGCAATTAACATAGGGAATTTTCGATTCCACATTTCATTCAACATCAATGCTTGTGACGGTAGAATCTTAATATTAAACATATGATAACATATAAAGGAAAAGTATTCTGGTTTTGATAATAACCAAGTTACCTTTAAATGAAAGTCATCATCGTCTGGCGATATAATAGACATAGGATTGAATATATCCCTTTCAGGTATATCCAACCCCAACCAAGCATCGTTGATGTTAGTTAATTTACTTTCCTTCATTTTTTACACTATCCAAATCATACTTATTATCCAACGTAGAATCTGCAAAACCATGATCTACAGCACCACGAGCACTGAGATACCAATCACCGTTTTTCATTTTCCTCATTATGTAATTTCTAGCCTTCTCAATTGTGCCACCTTTATAATTCTCTTTAAAAACCTTAGATTTAATAAAAACATTTGAATATATGTCTAACATTATATCACAACAATATTTATCGTACTTGTTTGCCGCCTGTACATCAAGATAGTTACCTTCATAACCGCCGTTACCATAATGTGACATAAAATAAGAATGAGAAGTCATAACACGATTGTCTGATGCCTGTAAAATAATACTACTCATAGATTCAGCCTGCCCATAAACAACAGTAGAAACAAATGATTTACACATCATTATAGCATCATACATAGCCATTCCACTTTCCCATTCACCTCCCACACTAAACATATGTATAAGAATAGGCTTGCTGTTGATACTATCAAGTGTTCGTATGTTCTTAATAAACTTGGAGGCCATCTTATATTCGATACCCGGATCTTCTTCCTCGTTACCAACATGACTATGAAGATATATCTCACGAGATTTAATATTTATAT